CCTAATTCAGATACTTCTTCATCAAGATGACCAGCCAAATGAACAAGGCCACCAAATATACCAAGTAAACCAAGTATACCAAGAGCAGGTAAAGCATATGACATAAAAGAACCAAGAGCAATTCTGGCTAAACCAAATGCACCACCAGCTGCTTCGCCACTTTGTTGGAAAGCAAGAGTTATTTTACTTTGTATATCTTCTCTTGTTTTTTCTATTAAAGCACCGGCTTTCTTTCCAAGAAACTCCCCAACCACACCAAGTTTACCTGTCCCAACTTTTTCTCGGAACGAATCTAATGAATCAATTAAATTGTTTGTGCTCAAACCCATAAGTGTATTAGATTTAAGGTAATCTGTTGCTAATTTATTGGCAGTTTCTTGTGATTTATTAATTCCTTCTATTGCGTCCAAACGTTCTTTAACGAGGTCTAATAACTTCACCTGACGGTTATAATCAATTTCTGATAAATCATCTCGTATAAGTTCAAGGTCATTTCTTTGTTTAGCATATTCTTCAAGTTCCTGTGATATATCAACCATTTCAAATGAATCTTTTACGATGTTATTTGAATTAACTACGGATTCCGCCAATTTTGAACGTAAAGAATCAAGTAAAGAAACTTGGTCTGTATAATTTTGTATTAAGAAATCACCGTTTTGAACGCCTTTTTTTGAGTAATCATCTATTATACTCATTACCGTCGCAATTTGTTCAGATGTGTCTTGAAGTTTCTGTGATAATTGTATTTTATCGGCATAGTTTTCTATACCAATTGAATCTAAATCAGTTATATTTTTCAGTATATCTTCAGATTTCTTTAATTGTTCCGCAAGATATTTTGAATTACGGACAGACTCTTCACTTACGAGTGGTTCTTGTTCTCCTCTCGGTGATTCATTTTTATCTTTATTTCTAGTTTGTTTAGCCATCTATTAAAGTTTATTACGTTTCTTTTCTGCACGTAATTCCGCAAATGTTGGTAATCTCTTGGTGTGCTTTGTCACTTCAACACAACCATACTCTTTGCAATAGTCGTCCCACTTCTTTGAAATACGTTCTAATTTATCGTACAAATCTTTCATTTGCTTTTGAAGTGTTGGGTCATTCTCGAACATCCGTTTCGCTTTTTTATATTCATTATCAGAAATCCATTGAACAAGTCTATCTAAAATAGACTCTCGAATTAGACGTTGTTGTTCTTTTGTTGGTTTCATTCTATCGCCTTTCAAAATAAAAAATCCCCATATCTAATAAATATGAGGATTCTTGGATTATCTTCTTGGAGTTGGTGGTTTTGATATATTTGGTGATGATGTTCTTGATTTAGCTGCGTCATCGTTTGCCTTGTTCTTTTCTTGAATAACTTTGTTTATTTGTTGAATATAAAATCTTCTCAAATAAATCGGTAGTTCGTAAACTTCACCCCATGTAAATCCACCTTGACCATGATAACAAAGAGAAAAAATCTCTTGGTGTATTCCTAGTTTATATTCAGGACCCAGGCCAAAAAAATGAGACATCCATTGGAATTGCTAGTTCCAAAGCCTCACCAGTAGTGTCCGAAATAAATGTAAATGTCATATCAATATCAGGTGACATTTGTTTAATGTGAGCACGTAATGCCTTTGAATCCAAGGCAAAGAGTTCATTGTCAACAAAATTACTGATATATTGGCGACTTGTTTCACCATCAACTGAAAGTATAATGTGTTTCAATCGAGTTGTTAAAGTCCGGTCAATACCTGTTTTATTGGTTTGTTTGACCAATCCCTTGACTTCTGTTTCAATTTGTCTTTCTACTCCGTGTGTTGGTAACCGGAATGTGATGACCCGCTTTGACTGTGGAAGTTCAAATTCAAACTCATTCTTCCTGTTCTCTAATAGAGTATAATCCACCTCCTTGTGCTCTATTTGAGTTAAATCTATCGTAACTTTTTGCTTAGTGCCAGGCGAAGTCGGGTCATCAACATCCACTACATAATCTTTACCATACCCTAAAATACGGGCAGCAATCATAATTGCATTTTTATCACCAGCGTAAATATCGTTATAATTCACTGGTGTTACTATAAGAGATTCGAATAACTTGTCTAATACCACACCTTGTTTAATAAGGTTTTGAGAAGTAAGAATATCTTCTTCTTTTGCAGTCATATACTTCATTTCGATAGTACCTTCTGAAAGAGGGTGTCCTTCTGGATAAAGTAGACCTTTAGACGGTAGTGGTACGATTTCTGTTGGAAAGTTGGACTTTTTAATGTCCTTTTGTTTGTAATCGGCAATAAGTTGTGCCTTTATATCGGCATCGGATAACTCCCCACCTGTGTTTGGGAGATTATACCCTGTTGGTAATTGCGCCATAACTAAATCCTATAACTAAATAAAACATATTCTTCATACAAATAAATATGGGTGTACCGAAAAAATTCGATACACCCACAAATTTTTAGTGTACTAAATTAGTACTGGAGGATAGCATAGTCATAGGAAAGCGTAAGTTGGATTGTCACTGGGTCATCAGTTCCCCAATCCATTTCACCCATGTTTGTTGCTTGGATGAACGCACCTTTGAGTGTCCATTCTTCAATCTTGTCACCAACAGGTCCAAGTGTGTTGAATGTAATATCCTTCTTGTAGAAGTCAGAATAACCATCACGACCCGTGACAGATTCGTGTGATAGACGAACCCACTCCATAACTGCTTGTGCAGCTGAAGGAACAATCGGATCGTAAAGTGTAATCGTTACTTGTTCCCAGTTTGCCTTACCCTTAATCTTTCTCTTGACGTTGATATGGTCAAGTGTAACTTCGTTGAAAGTTACGTTTGGTCTTGCGGCACCTTTGATAAGATAAGCAGGGACACCTTCGATGTACATAATAAACCGGTTCGCAAGTTTCGGTTCATATGGGGTAAAGAAAATTTCGGTAGGGTCGAGTAGTTCAGCCATTTATTTCTCCAAGTTTAAAATTCTTTCTTTCATATAAATATAGTGTTCAAGAAAAATTGGGGGAGTATATTTCAACTCCCCCGATTATTTCATTAGGCACCTGGGAATGCTGCACCTGTTGATTGAATGTTGAAGTCAAGAATGATGAATTCAGCAGTTCTTGCAGGTTGTAGATACAATTGACCATAAAGAATTCCACGGTCGATAATATCAGGTGTATTATTTGATTCATCCATGATAACACGGAAAGCATACAAACCTTGACGTTGTTGAATCGACTCCAAGTAAGGAGTTACGATATTCAAGAAACGCGTACGAGTTTGTGTTGTGTTTTGTTCGAACACAAGATAACGTGTAGCAGAAGCGATAAACTTCTTGGTAGCGATGAGAAGACGACGAACGTTGATACGGTCAAGAGCCGATGGACGACCTTGAAGTGTCTTCTGACCCCATACACATACTCCTGTTGATGGGAATACTGCGATTGGGTTAATACGTGCTTCGTATAATTCATCTCTTTCAGAGTGTGTAAGACGTGTCTTAACTTCGATAACTTCTGTAAGACCACCGCGATTCAAACCAGCAGGAGCGAACCATTCAGCAGATACACGGTCATTGAAAGCAAGTACACCTGGAAGAACAACAGAAGGTGGAACCCAAACTGGCTTATTTCTGTCCGAATCAAGAATCTTGACCCAAGGATAGTATGTAGCTGTATAGTTTGAATCAAATCCTTCTACTGTTGATACCGCCGTTGAAATGTTGTCATCAAGACCAACTGCATCCATCACGAAGAAAGTATCACCACGATCTTCGACCATTGTCTTAGCATATGATGTGATTGGCGAGTGTAGTGAGTGGATAACACCAGGGAGTGCAATCATGTTAATATCAAACTCATCAGAGTTAGAGATTGTATCAAGAGCCTTCTTATATGATGTATAACCAGCAGCAGATGTTGACGAGATGTCAAATCCTTGTGTGTTTCCAGCAACAATGTGGGTTCCTGTCTTCTTTTGGAGGTGTGGCTTATGACCATCGAATCCACCTTGGAATGGAACCATGAACTTACGTGTATCAATCGAAGTATTTGATGTCAAACCGATTGAACCAGAGTAAGCGGTTGCGGCTGTTGGATAATTTGCACCGGCATTTTGATTGTAATTTCCAAGATAGAAATCAGCGTTTGAACCAGTTGTTTGCTTAGCAGACACTGGAAGTGGTCTGAGATAATTTTGGTTATCAGTTGTTGAGAAACTGTAATCAAATCCATAATAAACTCTCTTTGAGTAAGCACCGCCAGATGTTTGGTCTGTCACGAATGAAGCAGAAACTGGTTGTGTAAATGTGTTCGGAATAGGGCTTGTAAGAGCACGGAAACCAAACGGTACGAGTGTTGGTGAAACCGCACCATTAGCAACTGCGTCTGTTACTTCAACACGAACATACTTTGACTTGTTTGAATAATCACCATTTACAACAACTTTACCGGCTGATGTAATTGTGATATAACGATCACCGATTACGCGGGCAATATATCTTGGTGAGTTCGGATCAAGACTACACTTGAACGATTCAACTACATTTGGACGAAGATCATCATCTTCTGTTGTGAATGGCGAACCGTAGATTCCAGATTGGTCTACATAACGGATGATAACATCGAAGTCACCGTAATCAGAACCAGCGATTGTTCCGGCAGCACGAACATTTGCAATACCAACCTTAACTTCATAGTTAGAATGTACACCATGAGAAAGTGTGTGGAACTTGAACAAGTTTGTTGCTGTACCACCAATCTTTTGAGAAGTGATATATGGTGTTGAAGCTTCAAGATAATCGGTTGTAAAATCCCAATCAGCAGCAGAACCAGTTTGAAGTACGATTGTTGTTGCCCCGTCGACTGCTAATGATGATGACGCTGACTTGCCAAATGCAACATAATTATAGACCGCATGGGTTCCGTATGCGTTATAACCGTAAAGGTCTCCAACGTAAGACGTGCTCGATGGGTCAATCGATGCGCTAAATGGGGTACCGTTTTCATCAACAGCATTACCAGTAAATACGGAGGTATCTGTTGTAAACGAACCAGAAACTCTAATCACAAACGAACCACTCGCATTCGATGCTAATGTTGATTTGTTAAATAGGTCAACTGTGTCTGCACTTGTCACCACAAATGTTGGGTGAAGAACAGAGATTAATCTACTACCGTATGAACCTGTTGCAACAAGTGCGATAGGGTAATCGAGTGAATATCCGCCAGAACCAAGAACACGGACGATGGTAGCACCACCGGCGTTGGTTAGATAGCTCTTAGCAGTATATGGAAGATATGATTGTTCATATCCACCACCAAATTTTGTGATAAAGTCGTTATATCCTTCAACTACCGTAGGAACGAATGCTGGTCCTTTTAGTGTTGGGCCGATAAGAGCCGCACCGATTTGACCGATTCCCTGTGGTAAGAACGAAAGATCCTTTTCGACTGTAAACACGCCAGGACTTACAATTCTTTCATTAGCCACTATTTGTCTCCAAAAAAGTTATGATAATTATCTCCAATATAAATATGAGAAAAAAATCTCAAATTATGTATTGGATGGAATAAATCTTCCAGAATCTAAATCAAGAACCCCGTCACCGTATTTCTCGTTTAATTTCTGTACTAATTCTTGTTCTTGTTTCTGTAAGTCATCATATGTGTTGAATAAATTCTCTCTGTATTCTGTCAGGTCTTTCAACCTCTTGTTTAGAATGTGTAATTCAACTTCAACTTGACCAATTTGAGCGGTATTTGTGGCATATTGAGATTGTAGACCTCGTACTAAATCCACGTCTTCCTGTTCAAACTCTTTTCCAATTTCTTCTGACATATAAAACCTCTGTTAAAAATAAAACATTATACATATAAATATAGTTAGATTTCCGTAGGATAGACATCTGGACTTCTATTAAGTGCAGTATCGTCAAAATCATTCAATCTACGTTTCAAGTCTTCCGACTTTTCTCTTTGATTTTGATTTATATCTTTAAATGGATCACCACCATATATTCGTTCATTCTCTTTGATTGCACTATCTACATCGCGGAATGCCTCTGATACAAATGTTATCTTGTTCGGAGTTATAACTCTCTTTGTTGTTGATTCTCTTGCAATTTCTTTCGGTAATAAATAACCATGAACTGTTAATTGAAAATTTGCTCGGACTAAACGATCTTGACCTGTTACGTTTGTATCTTCCATTGTCAAACCATCTATCATTGTTGCAAACTTAAAAAGATTCTTGTCACCAAAAGCTTTACCACCGAAATATACAAAATTTTCTATTAATGTGTTCAATTGATTTTGATATTCTGCCCAACAAATAAAGTCATATGTAACGTCAACATAATCGGGTATAGGTGTTATAAAGTATTCCTGTGGTGTTTTTACACCATATAGACTACTAAACTTATCGTAAGGTGATAATCTGTTGTACTTTTGTTTCATAACATAAGCAAGTTGAGCAGTTGATGCCACCTTATTACGTCTTAACTCTTGTTTCATATTTACACCAGAACGTCTGAACGTAATAAGTGGGGCAAGAGTTTTACCCTTCTTATCTTTTAAATATCCGTTTCGTTGGATGGATGCCCACTTTTCAGCATTAGCATATATCGTCGGTACTTGTATTGTTTCACCGTTATCTTCGATTTTTAACTGTATTGTTTGGTCAATATATGTTTTTACTGCAAAATCTATATCATACAGTGTAACACCTAAATTACGAGTCTTATCTTTGTCCCGACGTATTTGTGTATCTCTGGCTTTACCCAAATCAATACGTGGATTTTGTTCAGAGTTTCTGTCATCTATAAAAGAATCTCGTGTTCTTTTCAGTGGCGGTTTACGATATGGGGATGAGTTTTTCTTCCACATGGATTCTTGAACGTCTTGTCAAGTGTGTATTAGCAATGATAGAAACATTATGCCCCCATCTTTCTGTTGCAAACGAATAATCTGGATTCTTACCACCGAAATATTGGTTTTCAAGTATTCCATCAACTTCCCAATATTCACCATTATATTCGATTACATCACCAACTTCAATATAAGTTTCGTAGTCTTTTAGAAGTTCACGGATAAAACCAAAATCACAAACTTGATTGTAATCTTGTCCAAATTCTGTTCCTTCGAATGTTTGTTCTTGGCGGTTTATTAACGACGGTATCTTAATCGGTTGATGATAAATCTTTTTATCTGATTCATCGTAAATATTGGTCTTTGTATTTTCAAGAGACAACTTATACAAACCAACTTCGGTATCTATAATATCTACAATCAATTCCATATTGAACTTGTGAACTAATCCTGCATCCCGTTGTCCATGAAATAATGGCATCTATTTACCCCACGTAAATTTTAAGCGGTGTTGCATTTAAAGAAACATTTAGTGCCTCAACTTCAGTACGTTTAGCTTCAAGTAATTTTGAACGAGTCATTGTGTCTAACATTGTTCTCAATTCTTCTACAAGTGCTTGTTTTTCTGTTCCAGCAGCTGAAAGTAAGTCTGCAGCATTAAGAGTTGTTTCTCCGTTTGGAATTGGAATAGAACCGTATTTACCACGAATATATCCCAAGTTTTCTTTTACAAGAGCAAGAGTATAACGATAAATCCATTGACGTCCAACCGAGTTTATCTTTGCATATTCCATGCGGTTATATGGTGCATTAGACATATCCGAAACAAGACCAGTAATACCAGAACCGCTTACAGGTTGATATTTTAGAGGGTTTGAACGTTCTTCTTTCACAATATACTCAATCCAAAGTTTAAAATCACGAACTGGGATTGGAAATATACGAAGTTCATTGTCTATTATTTCAAACGAATACGACGACTTTCTCATAAGATCATTGAATTCAATTGCCTGAATACGAAGTAAGTCTGCATACATAGGCATCAACATAAATGATACACCCGTTGAATATGCACCAAAACCGAACGTATCTAACATCGCTTGATTACCCAAGTATGGGTCATAGAAACGGATAGATGCTGGTGGTGAATAGTGGTGTACTTTCTTGATTTCAATGGAACTTGTTGGGTTGTAAACATTTCTAACGAGTGTGTTTAAGTTATACCGTTGTTTATTCGATGTAATATCAATTGACGCGGAATAAAACTTAACATTACCGTTCGTGAATGTTTCAGACCCATACTCTGTTGCCAACTGAATAAGTCCACCCATGTTCGTTGATATATTTTGGTGGGTAAGATTATTACTCGTCGGTGTTCCCATAATAGACAACATATTTTGTTGAATATTGAATTGGTTTACATGATTAGAATATTCCGAAATAGCCTCTTCAAAACAAGCATAAAAATTACCAGCTTGTAATTCTATATCTACAAGTGGATAACCAAGTCGTTTTGCACACCAATCAGCAACATTATCCGCGTCTGTTTGAAACGCAGCTTCCGTATCGAAAAATCCGAACGGTGTACTACCAGTTGTGAATGACGATGAACCTGGCCAAATTGGAATTTCTACCATTTACGTTCTCTTATTTCTGTTCTTCAAAATAGTTTAATATGTTGTCAACAATTGGATGGCGGTGGTTTGTTTTTAGTTCGTAACAACCAAGACCAGGAACAGAGTTGACCATATTAAATAAATATGGAAAACCAGAGTCTTTCTTATTTTTTAAGTCTGTCTGTGAAATGTCTCCGCAAATCAACATCTTGGAATTTGTACCAAGACGAGAAAGAATCATCTCCATTTGTGATTTAGTTACGTTCTGTGCCTCGTCAACTATAACACAGGCATTTACGAATGTTCTACCACGAAGGAATGAGATTGGTGCAATTTCAATAATATTCTCATTGATGAACTTATCTATTCGCGGTTTACCGTATAACATATACATATTGGCATGAATTGGTGCAACCCACGGATTCATCTTTTCTTTGATGTCTCCTGGCAAGAAACCAATGTCCTCATTAGATACCGTCGGTCTTGTGATAATAATTCTTTCAACTTCACGATAGAAAAGATATTCTAATGCAATCTGTGTAGCGAGAAGTGTTTTACCTGAACCAGCCTTTCCCGTCAGAACTGAAATAGTATCTTTCAGTATATGAGACTTTACTTCTTTTTGCTCTGCATTTAGAGACAGATTAAATTGTATCTTATTTTTGATTTGTTTTCGCCCTTTCTTTATACCGTTTACTTGTATTCCCACAACTTCTTCCTCTACAACATATTCTTCTGAATGTTCATTCATTCTCATAAAAAACTCCTACAAAAGTTTAGAAAGGGTTTCTCCTATTACTTTACCGTCTTGTTTGAATTCCACATAAGAGTTTTCTATGTTTTTTACTTTATGTGTCCACTCAAACCCGACCATACCGACTAAATCTGCACCTCGTGATATTGGATATACCACGGCTGTTTTCGTTCCTCTTTGAGCAAAAAAGGCACGAGTTAAAATATCATCTATATCTTCTGCTATTGGAAATATACCGCGTTCATTTTGAACAACATCTACTAAACCTGAATACAAAGAGATAGGAAGGTTTTGATATTCCTTGAACTCCGTTGAGACTCCATCTTCAAGAGCTTCAAATGTAGTTGAGAGCTTTGTCATTGATTTACCCGTTCCGTATTTACCGCCATTATGACGTTGGAGGATGAATGCTCGTTGTGCACCGTACTCTTGGAGTTGTTGTTCGAGAATTGTTTGAACTAATTTTGATTGGGAAATTTCGCGGTTCACCTTACGGTGTTTATATTCGCCGTACTTATACTTGAGAAACCATGACAGAAACACACCCAATAGGGTGACGGCACTTGAGATACCGAGTCTGATGAGGTCTATGTAATCTGTGAATAGTTCCATATCCTATAAATAGGATGGTTGGAAAGAAAAAAGACAACCGAAAGTGGTTGTCTTTTT